TTTAGGGGCATTTGCGGCAATATTTCGGCGTATGGTAAAAAACAAATACAAAAGGATAAAAAAGAACCGCCCGAAATACATCCGAGCGGCTTTTTTATTCGGTTTATTTTTTAATTCCGGCAGATACCAAAATTACAAGAATTGTTAAAAAAAACATGTGTAAATCCTTTCTTTTATTCGGCAAGTTGAGTTTGACAGATTCTAATGTAGCGAGCCCTTTTGTAGCCGTACTTTCTTTTTGCCTCTTTTACAGCGTCTGCAAGATTTGCGGCGCTTTTTGCCCTGTGCTCGCTTTCAAATTCAAATTCGCCGAAGTCGTGGCCGTCATCGTAAAAAGCTATGTAAGTTTTGGTCATGGTAATACCCCTTTCCGCCCGTGTTGCCGATAGCGCAGCTTTTTAATTAAAATATTCTAAAAAGATTGGAACATCTTTTTGTGATGGCAAAACATTAGCCTGTAATTCTGTTGCTGATTGCTTCGTAGTCGAAAGTGTCGCCGCTATCAGAAATGAAAGTATATACTTGATATTCTTTTGTATATTGCTTTGTTTTTACCTCGCGAAGATTGTCAAGTATCATTCTTTCACGGTAGCCGCCTAATTTGTAAATTGTTGGCAGACGGTCGACAAGTTTTTCGTTTGATAACAATACGATTTTATCATACTGTTTTGCACTGATCTCGTTTACCGCTTTCAATATGTCGGCTTTGGTAAACAGATATGTTTTTTTATCGTGCATCTCTTTTTCAAGTTTAATATTTCTGTATGATCCTTCGGGGCGTTCAAATTCTGTGTCAATGCGTAAAGCGTTTTTTAAAACTATTTCACACTTTGGATATTTTAGGGGTTTGCCCGTTCGTAATGCGGTGTATCTCATTTCTCGGCGGTCATAACGGCTAAATTCTAAGACATAGAGATTTCCATCTTTCCCTTGGATTCTGTGGGCGTATGCGCCTACCCTATAATTCCCAACATCAGAAAAGTTGTTGATACTGTCACCCTTGAAGAAATAGCAGCCCCGACACTCTAAATACAGTACATTGTTTTTCATTGTTTTATTTCCTCCTTGCAATTCCGCCGCGCGGGTGCTATTATAGAAGTGCACTTGCTGCGGCTATTCTTTTAGCCTTTCGGCGTAGTGTAATAGTTGGGGCGTTCCGCTTCTGCTTTGGTCGGCTGTGCGGTGCGCCCTTTCTTATTACGGTATTAAGATTATAGCACGTTTGCATTTACTTGTCAATAATAAATGCAAAATAATTTCAAGATTTTATACAAATTCTTTTAAAAAAGCATGTCATTACTTTATATGCTACTTGTCTGGTGCGATGTTGCTATTGCCGCCCCTTGGGGGATATGGGCGAACGCACGCCGCCGGGGTAGCCCTCGTAACCACATTCGAAAATAAAAAGGCGCCTTTTGTATAAACCTCTTGACATTTGTATTTACTTATGTTACACTAAATACAACAAACAAGGAGGCATAAGATATGCAAACATTCAAAAATGCTATAGGGTATATTCGAGTATCAACCGAACAACAAGCAAAAGACGATAAATTCGGTATTGATGTTCAGAAACAGGCTATTCTTCTTTACGCTAATACCAATGGTTATAACATTGTCGATTGGAAGATAGACGAAATCAGCGGTGTGAAAGATGACCGACCGGCATTGAATGAAATTCTGTACGGTGATAATGTCACCAATCCTCCTTTTGAAGCAGTCATTGTATTTAAGAATGACCGTCTTGCTCGTGATACAAAACTATATTTTTATTACCTCTATACACTTGAGAAGAAGAATATTAAGCTTCTCAGCACAAAAGAGGAATTTGCGGAAGGCAGCGAGTTTGCAAATATTTATCGTGCGCTTCTACAATTCGTTGCAGAACAGGAACGAAAGAATATTGCCATTCGAACAAGTAAGGGAAGAAGCATAAAAGCACAATGCGGCGGTTACTCGGGCGGCCGTTGCCCTTATGGCTACAAAGTTGAAAATGGCAGATTGATTATAAACAGTGAAGAACGTCCTATTGTGGAGTATGTATTCAAGAGAATTGACGAACAAACTCCCATGCTTACTATTGCAGACGAACTGAATGACCTCGGCTATCGTACTCGCAAAGGGACTAAGTTTCAAAACACAAGCGTTCGCAGTATCGCTAATAACCGCCCATTATACAACGGAATGTATAAGTACGGCAAAGACATGAACTGGGTCAAAGGGGTTCATGAGCCGATTTTGAAAGATGAGGTGTGAATATGAAATACTACGTACCGTCGGGTCAGTATTTGAGTTACCGAATAAACGGAGCGATACTTCTTGTGATTTCTCTTTTGGTGGCGAGCGTTATTTTATACTTTCCCGTTATCAGACCCAATTTGCAAAAGCAGGCGGAGGTTAAAGAGAAAATAGAGCAGAACACCCCCGATTATGTTTTCAACGATATAGCGGAATTATCAACCAAAGAAACCGCTTACGACCAAACGAAAAGATACGACGGCAAAGTTGTCAGTTTTACCGGCTATATCAATGAAACAGACCAAGAATTAATATCTAAGGGCTTTGCTCCCCAAAGTTATGCTATATACAATAAATCGCATAGTGATATGTACTCCGATACACCGCGCGTATATTGTGAAGTGCCTGACCCTGAAAAAACATTTTCGCAATATAATTTTAAGGATAATGACAAAGTTAAAGTTATAGGAGAGGTCTATTGGAGCGATTGGTATGTACATTTGCGATATTGTGTGATTGAGCCTTGCGATTAGTGATTTAATATTGACAAAACGGGATTTAATTGCTAAAATTTATAAAAAACAAAAGGGGATAGTAAGATGAAGAAGTCGGCTTGTGTGATTATCGGCATTGTTTTAATAATTGGAGGTATACTTGAGTTTAGTGGTGCTATAAAAGATATTTTTGACCCGGGTGAAAAGGATGACCGAATTGTTACGGTGGGAGAAACAATCAAAAGCAGTGAAGATGTCGAGTATTGCATAACAGAAGTGAAAAATCAAAAAAGTATAGGCGAAGGATATACAAAGCAAGATACTACAAGTAATTTTGCGGTAATAAAGATTACCATTGCAAACAAAGGGACAGAGCCGCAAGAAATTGCTGCGCAAAACCTGTTGTTAATCGACGGAAAGAACAGTTACGAGTATTCCCGTGAAGCAATGCTCTTATTTGATGACTATATATTTATGGACACGTTAAATCCCGGTGTTTCAAAAGAATATACAATAGTGTATGAGATACCGACCGAAACAGATGAAAAAGATTACAAAATGAAGATATGCAAGAGGCAGTCTTCAGAAAATAATGTAGTGTATATATCGCTCAACGGCAAAAGTGCTTAAATCAAGCACTATGAACGAAACGAAGATAAGAAAATACCAAAGCTCGGATATGCCGTTCTTATGCGATTTTGAACTATGGCGTAACGGCGTGGGCGCGTGTGTAAAAGAACTTACGGCATCGGAACGGGTCATATGCCTGGTTGCAGAGTATGACGGTCTTCCGATAGGCTTCATTTGCGGAGAAAACACACTGAGCTACAGTAATATCTTGATAGCTGCCGAAGTTGCGGAGGATTTCAGAAAGCAGGGAGTTTTTACAAAGCTGCTGAGTGAATACAAAAAATACGCAAGAGGCAATATAACCGTGTTTCATAATTACGATTTGACGGGATTTTATCAAAAATGCGGCTTTTGCACAGGCGCAAACCTTTGTGTGAGTATGTATGAAAAGTAAAATCGAATAATCGGCTCTTACAATCGGGTGAGAGCATACAATCAACAGGGATTATCTCATTAGAGGTAGTCACTTTCTTTTTTTCGAGAGGTAAAAATGAGAAAAGTAAGTATTTTAGGAACGCCATACAGTGTGTATTTGGGCGTTTCATATCAAAAAGACATCTGGCTCAATGGGCGATTTGGATATTGTTCTTATGTCGAGCGAAAAATTGTTGTGGGCGATTTGCTTACTTATGATGCTTGGAAAAATGAACGAGAAGAATCACGAAAAGCCCAAGAACGTTTGACACTTCGTCACGAAGTTATACATGCATTCCTTAATGAAAGTGGTTTAACTTCAAGCAGTAACGGTGTCGATTGTTGGGCAATGAATGAAGAGATGGTTGATTGGATTGCTATTCAGTATCCAAAAATCAGAAAAGTATTTCAACAATTAGGGTGTGACGAATGGTAACAAACGAATTACTGATTTCAAAAATTTTTCAAAATATAAAAAGAGAACCTATAAAAATATCGGCATATGAGGATATGTTTTCTATTTGCAGAAACATAGAAGAAACAAACTTCTCGCTTGCCCATTCGACCAACGCGGAGCTGCGAAAGCAAGTTTCGGCGGCGATAAAGCACGGAAAAGACATTGTAAGCTTTTTTGAGTTATATAAGAAAACCCTATTGTTTGACGCGCCGCATTCATTTGACGCATATCTTCTATATCTCGAAATAGACAGAAAACCGCAGGAAAGATTTTATCAGCCGCGCAGAAAAGTGCTCAAAAGAGTTGTTGACGCTATGCAGAAGCTTGCAGATGATAAACTTGATGAGCTTTTTATATCAATGCCGCCGCGAATAGGTAAGACTTCACTTTTGATGTTTTTTGTTACATGGATAATAGGAAGACAAAGTGAAAGTTCAAATTTGTACTCGGCGTATTCGGACACAATTACCAAAACCTTTTATAACGGTGTTCTTGAGATAATAACGGATCCCGTGACATATCTTTGGAAAGATGTTTTCCCGAACGCTAAGATTGTTCAAACCAATTCCCAGGAAGAGACAATCAACATTGACAGAAAAAAACGTTACCCGTCGTTGACCTGCCGCTCTCTGTACGGAACGTTGAACGGAGCTTGTGACTGTAACGGTTTTGAAATATCGGACGACTTGATAGGCGGCATTGAGGAAGCCTTAAATAAAGATAGGCTTGTGGCAGCATGGAGTAAAGTAGATAACAACCTTTTACCCCGTGCCAAAGAAAAAGCAAAAATATTGTGGTGCGGGACTCGGTGGTCTATGGTAGACCCGACGGGGCTAAGAATCGAACTTTTGCAAAATGACGAACGTTTCAAATCAAGGCGGTTTGAGATTATTAACCTGCCCGCCCTGGATGAAAATGACAACAGCTTGTTCGATTATGATTACGGTGTGGGATTCAGCAGCGAATACTATAAACAGCGCAGGGCTTCTTTTGAAAGAAATAACGACGTTGCGTCATGGCAGGCGCAGTATATGGGTGAGCCGATAGAGCGAGACGGTGCATTGTTCGGTTCAGGAGATTTTAGGTATTATAACGGAGAGCTTCCGCTTGATGAACCCGACAGGGTATTTATGGCAGTTGACCCTGCTTTTGGCGGAGGCGATTTTGTCGCGGGCCCCGTGTGTTTTCAGTACGGAGATGACATTTATATCCACGATGTTGTTTATAACAACGGTGATAAAAAGATTACGCAGCCGCTTCTTGCAAATGCAGTAGAGAAGCATGGCGTTAAAGCAATGCAGATAGAAGCCAACAAGTCCACGGAATCATATGCCGACGGTGTGCGTGAACTGCTTTCAAAAAAAGGAATACGCATAAACTTAACGACAAAGCCTGCACCGTCAAACAAAGCGAAAAATCAGAGAATATTCGATAAGGCACCGGATATAAGAGAAAATATGATATTCAGAGAATCCGGCAAAAGAAGTAAGGAATATAGTTTGTTTATGCAAAATGTTTTTTCTTTTAAGATGTTTGCAAAAAACAAAAACGATGACGCTCCCGATTCATTGGCTATGGCCGCCGATATGGTTCATTCACCGAAAAGAAAATGTGAGGTATTTAAAAGAACTTTTTAATACTATATATTGTGCTACATGTTGACAAAACACAATATGTAGTGTATAATTTAACTATATGAAACTACATATATGGGGGTGTATCAAACGGAATCAAGAAAGATGTTCGGCAGAAGAACAATATATACAGATTGCGACAATATAACAGCCAAAAATATTTGTGGGGTGCTAAATAAGGCGTTTAGTACGCACTTGACGAATAGGGCGGAAATAGATTACCTCTATAAATACTACAAAGGCGACCAGCCGATACTGTACAGAACAAAAGATATAAGACCCGAGATAAATAACAGAATAGTCGAAAACAGAGCAAATGAAATAGTATCGTTCAAAGTCGGCTATCTAATGGGTGAGCCTATACAGTATGTAAATCGCGGTAACGAGGATATATCGGAAGCGCTCAACAAATTAAATGAGTTCGTTTTCGCTGAAGACAAAGCCAGTAAAGATAAAGAACTTGCCGACTGGATGATGATTTGCGGAACGGCGTACAGAATGGTATTGCCGGATGATAAATCAGAAATAGACGAATCGCCGTTTGAGATATACACTTTAGACCCGAGAGACACTTTCATAGTTTATAACAGCGGTATAGGTAACAGTCCCGTAATGGCAGTAAAATATATAACGACAGAAGACGGTTCGGTGCTTTACAGTATATACACCAAAAACGAGTATTACGAAATAAAGAACGGAATAATCGTTAAGAGGAGGAAACATTCGCTTGGCAGTATTCCGATAATAGAATACCCCGCGAACTCGGCGAGGCTCGGTGCATTTGAAATAGTGTTGTCTCTTTTGGATGCTATCAATACCGTTTCATCAAATAGAATTGACGGCATAGAACAGTTCATACAGTCGCTGTTGGTACTTAAAAATGTCGATATTGATTCCGAGGAATACAAGGCACTGAAAGAAAACGGCGGATTGAAAGTTCCTGCCGACGGTGACGCATATTACCTTACACAGGAGCTTAATCAAACGCAAACACAGACATTGGTTGATTATATGTATCAAACTATTCTCACCATTTGCGGTATGCCAAATAGAAACGGTGGGAGTTCGACGAGTGACACGGGCTCGGCTGTTATCATGCGCGACGGTTGGTCGGCGGCTGAGGCGAGAGCAAAAGATACCGAGTTGATGTTCAAAGCTTCCGAAAAGAAGTTCTTGAAACTGGCAATTCAGATAGCAAATACCTTATGCGATATGGATTTAAAGCTGTCTTCAATAGAAATCAGATTTACGAGAAGAAACTACGAAAACATACAGGAAAAATCGCAGGTATTAACCACTATGCTTGCAAACGACAAAATACATCCGAGGCTTGCTTTTGAGCACAGCGGAATGTTTGCAGACCCTGAAATTGCATATACGTCAAGTATGAGGTATGCGGAAAATAAGAAAAAAGAGGCGCTGGACGATTTGAACAATATTGCTTTAGCGAGAACTAATGCAGCTAAAGCGAGCCTAAATGGTAACGTCAATGTATGAGTATGCCGATATAATCATTCAGTATCTTAATTCAAGATATATAGAAGAATTTTCAAAAATCAAAAGTATCTTACCGATAGATGAAATCAATGTATTGACTTCCGTTAACAGCCTTTACAACAGAATATATGAAATTACCCTTGACGCGCTTGTGCGCTTGGCTGAGTACATGTATGAGCAGATAGCGGACAATCAGCTTGGCGGAACACTTGAAGATTTTGTCATGGACATCTTAAACGAATATGACCCGGTTCTGAGATATGTGTTTTCACATGAAAAGGATAGAAAAGCCGCAAGGCTTGCCGAGGCGCTGATAGCTTCTTTTTACGACTTATCAGAGATAGACAAAGCACTCAGATATTGGTCGCTTATGGTGCGAGAAAAGGTTATTAGAGTGACCGATGAAACAGTTTTAAAGGCATACAGAGACAGCGGAGTGACCCATGTTATTTGGCGAACGGAAGAAGACGATAAAGTTTGCTCTGTGTGTGAGGAAAGAGACGGAGAAATTTATCCGATAGATGAAATTCCACCAAAACCGCATTACGGCTGTCGGTGTTTCTTTGAGAGGGCTTGATATGAATAACAATGTTTTTTCACAAGAATTAACGGACGTGATTTTTAAAATACTTAAAAACGGTGATTCGGTTGAATTAAAAAAAGAAAACGGCAAACTGGTTGTCGTTCAGATACAAAGAAAAGTTAAAAATAAGACGCTTATAAACGGGTAAGCGGATACAGTCAACAAGGACTATGAGCTTTAAGCAGCTTGTAGTCTTTTTTCTTTTTGTATAACAGCCGAAAGGCTTTGAATATGAGAGAGAACTCTAAACGCGATGGTCAGAAAAGACCACAAAAAACAGAAAGCACAGTCAGAGAAGACTAAAAAACGCAGGAGGAAGATTATGGCAAAAATTGATACTGCAAAAATCGAGGGCTATGAAAGCATGACACCGGAACAGAAAGTAGCTGCACTTGAGGAACTCGAATATGAGGATAACTCATCAGAGGTTGAACGCTTAAAAAATGCCGCTACCAAAGCAAGCAAAGAAGCAGCCGAGTGGAAGAGAAAGCATAACGCCCTTTTGGACGATGACGAACAGAAAAGACAAGCAGCAAATGAAGAACTTGAGAATTTGCGTTCACAAGTTGAAGAAATGAGAAGAGAAAAAGCCATTGCCGCAAATAAGGCTGAATTGTTAGCCGTAGGATATGATGAAAAACTTGCGGAAGAGACAGCCGAAGCAATGATTGACGGCGATACAGCTAAAGTCTTTTCAAATCAGAAAAAATTTCTTGACAGTCATGACAAGTCTTTGAAAGCGGCCATCTTAAAGGACACGCCTAAACCTCCCGCAGGCTCGGGTGAAGATGAAATGACGCTTAAAAAGCTACAGTCAATGTCTGCCGAGGAACGTTACAAATTCTACGAAAAAGACCCTGACGGGTACAAAAAACTATACGGAGGTAATAACGAATAATGGCAAATAAGGTTTATGACAATTTTTTCCTTTCAAACGAAGTTGAAGACCAGTATCAGTCTCACTTAGATTTGCAGCAGTTCTGCACGGTCGACAATTCGCTTGAAGGCACAGCCGGAATGAAGCGCACGGTCAACGTGTATTCGGCGACAAGCGGCACTGAAAAGCTTACTATGACAAACGGCAATACAAAGTCAATTGAGGTGAGCTTCGTTCAGAAAGAGTACGACATACTTCTTGCACAAAACCGTTTTGAGTATTACGACGAGCAGGCAATGAAAGATTCAATGCTTGTTCCTGTCGGAATGAAACACGCAGGCACTGACCTGTTCAACACCGTTAACAGTGACATTTATGCGGAATTTGCAAAGGCAACAAGAGTTATTCTTGCACCCAAATTCGACTTTGGCGCGTTTGCGGACGCTCAGTCTATGCTCGGTATCGAAAATCTTGAGGGTGTATCTGTGTTTGCTTTTGCTTCGCCTAAAGATATGGCGGCAATCCGCAAAGAGCTTAAAGACGATTTGAAATACGTTGAAGCATTCGCAAAGAACGGATATGTCGGCACGGTGGCAGGCGTAAATGTTTACGCCAAAAAGGACGCAACACCCGGTTCTGTATATCTCGCTACACAGAAAGCTGTAACGCTTTTCAATAAAAAGGGTACAGAAGTTGAGCAGATTGCTCCCGGCAGCCGTTCCGAAACAGCTGCGAATAAACGACTCAACACAATATTCAGTCGCAAGTACTATCTTGCAGCTCTGACAGATGAGACAAAGGATATAAAAATCACAAGCGGCACAGCAACGAAGTCAACCGACACGTCGCCCTCTTCAGGCAAGGTTTACTACGCAGAAGACGGTGCGGGCTATGTAAAAGTCACACCTGCAACGAGTGACAGCCCCAAAGATAAAGGCTGGTATGAAATTTCTTAAATGACGGAGGTGAGCAGCAGTGACAAGAGGCAAAAGGCTTCAGATATTGAGGGCAATGTTTAAGGACGACGATACGGTCAATACGGAACTGTTGCTCGCTTATCTTGACATTGCAGAAGAAAAAATTTTAAACAAATGTTACCCATACAGAGTATCCGAAAAAGAACTGCCCGAAAAATACCACGCTCTTCAAATTGAGATAGCTAACTATCTTCTTTGCAAACGTGGCGCGGAGGGCGAAACATCTCATAGCGAAAACGGAATAAGCCGTACATATGAAAGTGCTGACGTTCCGGATTCAATGCTTAAGGGGGTAACGCCGTATGTTTCGGTGTTATAAGGAAGTGAGCAAGTATGAGATGCCTTGACAGAAACAAAAGGGTTTTTTACTACTGTCTTTACGGTGAGTCGGATGCAACAGACGAGTACGGCAATAGTATAAAAAGCTATGGCAAAGCGCAAAAAATGAGAGCCAACATTTCACCCGCAACAGGCAGTATGCAGGTTGAACAGTTCGGCACAACAATACAGTACGACAAAGTGATTGTTACAGATGACTTGAATTGCCGAATTGACGAAAACACAGCCCTGTTTATCGACAAGGAGCCTGAATATTCTTCGGACGGGAAGCCTTTATACGATTACAAGGTAAAACGTATTGCACGTTCGCTTAACAGTGTCTCTTATGCCGTCAGCAAGGTAAATGTATCGTGATTTCAATAAAAATAAACGGGCTTGACGAGCTTAAAAAGAAAGTAGAAAGCCAAAGCCAAAGTTTTAAGTCCAAAGGTCAAACTTTTTTACTTAGGCTTGCAAAAGAGGGATTGAATGTCGCAAGAGCAGAGTTCAGTTCGGCACAGTATGACGGAACAAATGATGTAACCATGATGATTGAAATTGTAGGAAAGAACAAAGTTGCTGTTGTGGCAAACGGACAAGCAGTTGCTTTTATTGAGTTCGGAACGGGTATTCACTATATCGAACAACATCCGAAAGCGGACGAAATGGGAGCTGTGAGAGGCGGTTACGGCAAGGGTAAAGGTAACAACGACAGCTGGACTTATTACGGAGAAACGGGCACAAGCGGCACGGTGATAAAAGAAACTGATAAGGGGACAGTTGTCAGAACAAAGGGTAATCCACCCGCACGCGCAATGTATGACGCGAGCCAAAAGATGATTGAAAAAATACAGGAAATAGCAAGAGAGGTGTTCATATCTTGATAGATATTGAAGATGAAATCTTTGACAGGGTGGCAAAAAAGCTCCGCTCCGTAGAAAAAGACGTCCGCATATACGGTGAAGATATGGTCACCCCGTCCGCTTTTCCGTGTGTGACTTTGATTGAAGCGGATAATGCGACAGACAAAAACACACAAGACAGTTCATGTAACGAAAATCACGCAAACCTGATGTATGAAGTAAACGTGTATTCAAATCTTTTAAGCGGTAAAAAGAAGCAATGCAAAACGCTTTTAGAGGTTATTGATAACGAGTTTATATCTTTAGGCTTTGCGCGAACAACAAAACTTTATTTACCCGTGCAGGATTCGACCGTGTGCAGATTGACGGCACGGTATTCCGCAAAGGTATCAAAAGAAAAAATGATTTTTAGGAGGTAGAACAAATGGCAACTTCTACATATAAGACTTTTTTGATGAAGAAGGGAAACGGCGATTCCTACGAAAAAATGTGCGATATTAAGGACTTTCCCGATTTAGGCGGAGAACCTGAAGCACTTGAAACAACCACTCTTTCAGACTCCATGGAAACTTATATACCGGGTATCCAAAAGCTTGATGCGCTTACATTTACATCAAACTATGATCTCGCTGTGTACAAGAGTCTCGCAGCCCTTAAAGACACTGAGCTTGAACTTGCAGTGTGGTTTGGCGGTACAGAGTCGAACGATACTGTGACACCTACCGGCAGTGAAGGTAAATTTGAATTTAAAGGTAAACTTTCCGTTTATGTAAACGGCGGCGGTGTAAATGAGGTTCGCGGAATGACACTCACAGTAACACCGTCAACGCCGATTACACAGTCAGCATCTTAAGGAGGACAAAAAAGCATGGCAAAAACAATCACGATTAAGGACAAACTCGGAAACGAGTACACCCTTGAATATACAAGACGCAGTGTTGAACTTCTTGAAAGAAAAGGCTTTAAGCTTGAGGAAATAGGAAAATTTCCTTTAACCATGTTGCCCACGCTTTTTGAGGGCGCATTTTTAGCCCATCACAAGCAGATAAAAAAAGAGACAGTTGATGAAATATTTGCGTCTCTTAAAAACAAAGACGAACTGTTCGGCAAGCTTGCAGAAATGTATTCGGAGCCGATAGAGGCTTATGTCGCAGAACCCGAAGATGATGAGGGAAACGCGGCTTGGGAAGCTTGTTGGTAAGTGACCTGCTTTCCGAAGACGGAAACGGGAAACAACAAAATCCCGCTTCCGTTTTTTCATATACAGAGCAATTTTATCTTCACTTACCGTTCTATCTGTCGATAGGAATGACACCTCATCAATATTGGGACGAAGATTGTTGCTTAACAAAATATTTTTATAAAGCATACAAAATACGGCGCGACCGCAAAAACTGGGAAGCCTGGCTTCACGGAATGTATATATATGAAGCTTTATGTGATGTATCGCCGATTTTGCGAGCTTTTGCGAAAAACGGTACGAAACCCGAAAAATACTCATCGGAACCATATGAACTAAGCGACGAGTCAAAAGAAAAAAACGAGTTGCGAGAAAAAGCAAAGTGCGATGCTATGAAAAATAAAATGTCAGCGTTTGCTGCTCGCTTTAATTTAGGCTTTGAAGAAAAGGGGGCAGAGGATGGACACGACAATTGAAAAACTTGATATACAAGCTTCTTTTAACGGAAACGACGCTTTGGCAAAGCTCAGTAATCTTCAAAAGATACTTGATAAAATTGAATCCTCCGCCAAAAGGGTCAATAAAGAGACCGAAAATTCCGATAAATCTGTAAGTAAGAGCAATTTTAACTGGTCTAAATTGCAAAATACTTTAACGGGTTACGCCCGCGCTCTTTCTAAATGTTTTGACGCTACAAACAGTTATGTTGAAAGCTTGAATTTGTTCCAAGTGTCTATGGGCGACGGCGTAACAACGGCAAAAAAATTTGCAGAGACTGTTGAACAGTCTATGGGCATAAACTCAAAAAGCTGGATGCAGTATCAAGGTTCATTCAACCAGTTGCTTGAGGGCTACGGTATAGCCGAAACCAAAGCAAATGAAATGAGCAAACAGCTTACTCAGCTTACATATGACCTTTCGTCTCTTTGGAATGTCAGCGCGGATACGGCGTTTCAAAAAATACAAAGCGGTATGTCGGGTCAGATAAAGGGCTTGAAAGAATGGGGCATAAATCTGTCGGTTGCCACACTTCGTGAAACCGCTCTTGCAAACGGAATAAGTCTTTCAACTGCAAAAATGACCGAAAGTCAAAAGGCAGTATTGCGTTACATTACGCTTATGAACAGAACGTCAGAAGCACAGGGAGACTTGGCGAGAACTTTACAAACGCCCGAAAATGCTTTGAGAATACTGAAAAATCAGTTTGAAATATTCCAAAGAACAATCGGTAAAGTCGTGAGCGTTATTGCTGTAAAAATGATCCCTGTTGTTCAAGTACTGATACAGTATATAACCGAACTTGCTCAAAAACTCGCCACTGCTCTTGGATACGAATTGCCGGATATTGAATATGACAGTTTGCAATCAGCCTCATCATACGCAGACGATTTGTCGGATTCATTTGATAAATCCACCGAGTCGGCAAAAAAACTTAAAGCTTCAATTCTCGGTATAGATGAAATAAACGCACTTTCAGACCCGAACAGCGAAAAAAGCTCCACGACAGGTTACGGCGGTGGACTTGCCAATGATTTCGGATTTGACCCAACAAAAGGCGGTTACAATTTCCTTGAAAATGTCGACACAGGAAAGTTAGATGAAATCCGAGAGAAAATGAAGAAGGTCATTGACGTAGCTGTAGCCGTCGGCGGTGCAATAGCGGCATGGAAAGTGTCTAAGACTTTAATAAACGGTATTGAGTTTTTGAAAAAGATAAAGCCGCAAGATTTTAGCTGGAAGTTCAGCATTGTCGGAATGTCATTGTTCCTCGACGATTTAAACAAATTCAGAAAAGCCGTTAAGGATATAAGCGAAAACGGTTTTCATATTGACAACACAACCGAAGCTATATCGGGTTTTGTCGGGATGGTATCCGATATTTCATTGATGGCGGGACAAGTTAAGCTTGCCGGAATATTGGATATTGTAAAAGGTATAGCGGATATAGTCGGCGGTATTGCAGAAATAAAAACTGACGGTGCAAATGTAGACAACGTTACCAGAGTAATAAGGGGCGTAAATTCTATTGTGATGGGTGCTGCGCTTTTGTCGGGTAACACAAAACTTGCAGGTATAACAATAGCAATACAGGGCGTTACAAGCATTGTATCTGAGCTTTCAAAGCATTGGCAGGAGATTAAAAACGGCGATTTCAGCGGTTTAGACAAGCAAACACTTATAGTAGGCGCAATAAACGTCTTTATCGGTATAGCGGTAGCTTTAGGAAAATTCGGAAAAATAACCGATAAATTGTCAGGTCTTAAAAGAAAATCAAAGACATCAACAGCTATTGAAGAGATTACGAACTCAACCGATACAGTCAGCAAATCAATGTCGGGGCTTACTTCAAAGCTCAAAACGCTTGTAAAAGACCTTGCGTTAGGTTTGGTTGTTATTGTTGAGGTTGCTGTGGCCGCAGGTTTAATTGTCGGTGCGATATGGGGTCTCGGACTTATGTTGGAGCAGGTCGGCATTGCGTGGCAGCCTGTTATTAATAATTACAAAACTATACTTATTGCGATAGGAGTTGGAATCGGTGCCTTAGTCGCAATCGGTGCAATAACAGCCGGATTGGGTGCACTTACAACAGCATCGGGATACACATTACCGATTGCAATCGGTATAGGTACCGCAATGCTTCTTGAACTCGGTGTAGCAACGGGGTTGTTTATAGCCGAAGTTTGGGCGATAGGTAAAGGCCTTGATGAAGTTGGAAAAGCTTGGCAGCCCGTGCTCGAGAAGAAAGACACAATTTCGCAAGGAATAAAAACGGGTACTAAGTATCTGCTGGCAGTCGGAGGCGCGACAGCTGCGTTAGGTATAGTTACCATTGCCACCGGCCTTGCATTGCCTGCCGCTATTGCAGTTGGAACTGCAATGTTAAAAAAGCTTGGTGATTCCGTAGTTGAGTTTAATAACTCGCTGTCAAAGGTAGCCGGTTCGCTTAACAATGATTTACATCCTGCACTGGCGGCACTCAACACCAATTTGCCGATACTATCGGTCAATATGGATAATTTCATAGGTTTTATGAAAACTTTTGCCGGACAAGCCGTAAGCTACTCAAAAGACAGCGCGGTAGCGGGGTTGGCTTCGACTGTTGATAAGATAGTTAAATTCTTTACCAAAGACCCGATAGAGACAATGGCCGGCAACGTCAACAAAAACCGTAATCAGACGGCAACTTTAAACAGTGAGTTGGTACTTGCAAATCCCGAACTCAAACTTGCAATAAACCTTATAAGCACATATAACGGTTTTCTCGGAAAGCTTGAAAAGCTCACGGGCACAACAAGCAGTATATCCCTTTCAAGCGGTATGTTTACCAACATGAAAGAGGTTGGCAAAAATCTTGTAAGAGGATTTGTTTCGGGTATGAAGTCTGAAAGCAGCTCGTTAAGCAATGCCACAAATTCAATATTAAACAGCACATTTTCCGTCGGTACGGCAAGGTCATACGGTTACAGCTTCGGACAAGGCTTAGGAAAAGGTCTTTCGGATGGATTTAAGAACTCAAAATTTCCAACTCTTAAGGGCACTGTCAGCGTGATAAACAATCAAGCAACGCTTGCGCTTAACGCATATGCAGCGGGAGGTTTCCCCGAGAAAGGCGAAATGTTTATAGCCAAAGAACAAGGCCCCGAAATGGTTGGCAGAATCGGAAGAAAAACATCTGTTGCAAACAATGAGCAGATTGTAACGGGTATTTCTCAAGGTGTTTCGGACGCTAACTCGGAGCAAAACGCACTGCTTCGCGAGCAAAACAATTTGTTAAGACAGTTGCTCAGCAAAGAGACAAATGTAAAAGCATACGTCACGACAAGCGATATTACAAACGGCTTGCAAAGAGCCGAACGCCGTAACGGCGTTAAGGTATAAGGAGGGAGAATATGGCAACAACAGTAAACTGGTTAAAAGTAGGCTCAACGGCATTGCCATCTCCCTCCACATACCAGTGGGATTTGGAAGATGTATCAAAGTCAGATGCCGGACGAACCGAAGCAGGCAAAATGTATAAGAAAAAAATCGGCTTTGTTCGTGCGCTGTCTGTTTCTTGGAAGTACCTCACAACGGCTCAAATAAGTGCTATTTTGCAAGCAATAACGAATAAGGAATATTTCTATCTAACATTTCTTTGCCCCTTATCGGGCGGAATAACCTCTACAGAGGTATACGTGGGCAACAGGACAGCTCCTTTATATAACAAGGCACTTGACTGTTGGGAGTCCTTATCTGTGAAATTCATTGAAAGGAGCGTACATAATTGATTAACCTCAGCGGAAGATACAACGCTGTCAAGCAGGCGATAGAAAGCGGCGAAATGCTGCAACTGTATATGACGGTAACGCCTACGGTCGGCAATAAGTTATATATAACAAATGATGATATTTACGACAATCAGTTTAAGATTGATAAGTACGTTCAGAGTGGCAGTTCTCTTGAAATCGGCACTTGCGCAGCGGCGGAGCTGACGTGCGAGCTTAACAATTCGGACGGCAAATTTAACGGCGTGCGCTTTGAGGGCGCTGAAATCATGGTAGAAGTATATCTGCCGAGTATCACCGAAAGCGCAACGGGCGAGCCCGTTAAATATAAGCTCGGCTATTTTACGGTCGATGAAAAGCCCCGTATGCTTGAAACTATATCAATAGCCGCGCTTGACCGCATGGTGCAGTTTGACCGTCCTGTTGCCTCTGACGTCGAGTTCGGCGCGGTAACATTTCAATCGCTTGTTTCAACTTGCTGTGAAAAATGCAGTGTGCCGTTTGACGCGGAAAACTTTAACACCGTTTATCCTCTCGGTGACAGAAAAGCCACTGTGCGCCCCGATGACGAAAATTTAACTTATCGCAATATAATTCAGTACATCGCAGAGCTGGGGCTTTGCTGTGCGTATATCGGCACTGATGGCAAACTTAAATTCGGATTCTACAAAGATACAAACGTATCGGGTCAGATTTTTATTCTTGATCCGAACAATATGTTTAGTCACACAATGGACGATGAAGAGGAAAAAGGCATTGATAGCGTAACGATTATCAAAGACGAACAATCTTTAAGCTCGGGAATTGCCGAAAGTCAAAAAATCAGCTCGGTCAATTACAGCTTAAGCTTTGAATTAAAAGACGTACCGTTGGGCGAAACGAGCTTTAATCAAGATACTCTCAAAACTTTGTATGAAAAGAAAATATTGAGACTTAAAGGCATCGCGGATCAAGTTATATATATACCTTATTCCGCACAGACGTTTTCATATTTTTTCTTAGAGCCGCTTGACAGTATAAGTTTGTGTGACGGAATAAGTGAAAAAACATATGACACGCTCATAACCCACATAACATTCAATCTTAATCAAAATATGCTCGTTGAAGCAAAAGGCGAATCAGACACCAAAAAAGGATATGCAACTTTGAATCCTTTGACGGCAGAAGAGCAAAACATTTTACGCAAAATCCGCGAAAGCGTTTCAAAAGTTGCTCAGTCTGTAACAGGCAGAGAATTAAAGCTTATAGAATTCAATAAAACGCTAAATTCGGCGGGAGCACTATATCACAACATCGTTGCCGGCGAAGATAACGCCCCATATGACGTTTATTCGGATTCGAGCGTGCTTTCAAATTCGACTAAATTTATGATCACAAACTCTGCAGGAGTCGGATGGTCTAATTCGCCTTGGGTTGAGCCGGGCGACGAAGACCCCGAAGTTTTTTGCGAGTATTATATCAGTTTTGACGGCAGTGCGGTATTAAGTGATTTGGACGCATATAAAATCAAAGCAAATCTTATACAGGCAGGTTCTATTGTTTCCAACAACGGAAGCACATATTTTAACCTTGATGACAATGTGCTTGTAATTTCGAGTTATAAAAAAGGTTCTACGGTGTCAAGCGGGGCGTACGAAATAGAAATGCAATCAGGACAGATTGATTTTAAAGGCGCAACCTCTGACGGTTCTCTTGGCCGTACTGCAAAAATGCGGACTGGATACACCAAAAACGGAGATAACTATACGGGTAAGCATTTCGCAATCGGGTATATTTCAAACACGTCGGGTGACGGTGCAGACGGAGCGAATTCTTTAAAATTCGGAGCGTTTGATAGCAAAACTGATAAATTCAGTACTATTCTGCAGCTTAACGCTTCTGATAATGCAATATTTAGTGCAGATATTGACGGAAAAGTTAATGTGCTGAATAAACTCGGACATTTTGAGAGTAATACAGAGCATAATGCAAATGCGGAATATGTTGGTGTTAATGAATTTAGCATAGGCTTAAAACATTGCTCAGCTTCAAAAAACGGCTCTGATTATGCTTGGCGGCAACATTATTTTGGCTCGTATATCGACTCTTCATATAGGCACTGGACGGGCTGGCAGGCTTACAATTCATCCGGAAATTTTATGCATAGTTTAACATCAATGCAGGCGGACTATGCGAGCGATACTGTAGTAATGCGATTTGCGGCTTCGTCTTCCACTGCATATATCGGTGCTGGTAGCAATGCCGTATATTTTCAAAAAGAGTACGGAGCTTTTAATAAGGACAGGGCAATGCTCTCTCTTTATTGCGATGATGTATATCTTTCAAACGGTACGGCGAGCGGAACGAGCGTCAAAGAACGTCTGACGGATTTGTATGCGAACAAAGTAGGCATTTCTGTAACTGGAACAGGGCAAGTTGACAGTGAGACGCATTACGCAACACTTTTGCGCCATAACAACAATCTCGCAGAGCTATATTCGGTCACGGGAAAAACTAAAATCAATAATGCAACTCACTCGGAACAGCTTAACGGGCTTAAATATATAAGCACATATGGCAGTGGCGGAACTTTTTTCTTAAAGTTTAGAGGTTATGGCGCAGATTACGGTGTAAGCGGAGTGCAAATAAATGGCGAAATAGGTTGTTCGACTGCTCATAATTTTGGATTTTACATTTCGGAAGACCACAATATCTATGCAAATATTTACGCGGCAAACATAAATTCAGGGTCTTCGCAGGAATACAAGGAGAATATTTCTCTTGCGACAGTCAATGCGCTTGACCTTGTGGAAAATTCTAAAATTTACAGCTTTAATTATAAAAGCGGAGATAACGAGCTTACTACAGATTCGGTGGATGAAATTACATTAACTGAAAGTACGGGTGCAAACAATGCAGAAGAGCCAAAAACATACGGCTTTATTATTGAACGCGAAACCCCCGAAGAAGTTATCTCGGATGACGGCAAAGCAGTTAATCTATATGCAATGGCAAGTATCAATTGGAAAGCTACGCAGGAGCTCTTAAAAAGACTTAATACTCTTGAAGAAAAAATAACAGCGTCGGAGGTAACGGAATGACGAAAAACTTCTTGAAAACCAAAATTAAAGAAATTGAAAAATCAAAGATTAATGCCGAAAAGGCACTTGAAGATGTTATGCGTGAGCATGACCGCTTAATCTCGGAACACAACGCCCTCTGCGGCGCGGAGCAGGCTTATCAAGAAATGCTTGCGGAGCTTGAGAGAACAGAAAAGCGCGATGGCAAACAGGAGGTTAAGAATGAGTAATTTAATTTATCGTACCGCTGACAAATGCCTGCACGGTCAGCCTTCCGCGTTCATCACCTCCGGCGCGTTCGGCGTTGACCGTATAAGCGTTGAGCTCGACGAAACATGGACGGGTCTGGGCAGTGAAAATATTGAATATTCTTTATCAATCTGCCGACCCGGAGAATACGAAAACGCGGGCGAAATAGTCTTAAACGAGCGTGAGGGCGACATCGTCAGTCGTAATATTCCGTATGACGTAACAGCGAAAGCAGGCGAGTGGGAGTTAGGACTAATAGCGCGAGACACTTTCAGAGGCGAGCTCTTAAAGACGAGTACTACAGTTCCGCTTGTCATTGAGCAGGGCGCGCCATTAGGCGACACTTATATTCGCGACTGGAACGAGATACGGCAAGAACTTATTTACGCCATGAATAACAATCTTGATACCTCTTTATCAGACGACGCCGACGCGGACGCTATTCTTGCGGCGATTGAGAGCAATCCGAAAACTCGGACAGTAGCCGCGTGGGACAAGCTCTTTGCAGAAAGTCCTCTTGACCCGACTATATTTGGCAGTAAAGATACTACTTCCAATTTGAAATGGAAAGGCATTTTACCACATCTTAACACAGTCAATTTAACAGACGCTTCAAATTTTTTCAGGTGCAACTACACTTTAACTGAAGTATCTTTTGATTGCTCAAGCGTTACCAAACTTGACACTTGCTTTTTAAGCGCATACGCGCCGGCTTCTTCAATTAAAAAAATTACTTTAAAAAATCTTACCGACAAAGTAACGAGCTTTTATCAATGCTTTATTCGGCAAGCAGTCTTGGAAGAGATTGACGCGGATTTTGATTTTTCAAGCTGCAAAAGCCGTACAGTTACAACGGAAATTTTCAAAACTTGTTACAAACTAAAAAATGTCCGCTTTGTTCCGAATACATTAAGCGTTGACCTTAGTTTTGTAGATTGTTCGGAACTCAAAAAGGACAGCGTTATTTCAGCTCTTCGAGCTTGCAAACAACTTGAAACGGCAGGCAGCGCGGTACTTGCGTTTAACACGGCGGTCTATTCTGCTGACTTAATGCCTGAAATTGAAGCGGCAGTCGCAAAAGGCTTCAAAGTCACTTTTGGAAATAAGATATTCGGAGGTACAGAAGAATGATTAACGTATACGATTTAGGCACGATGAGAATGTTAATTGTGCCTTTAGGCAATGAAATTCTTGAAAACGGTGAAAGCAGAGGACAGATGATGTTCTCTCAAGAGGCTTTGCTCGTCATTAATGCACGAATCGAAGCAGGGGAATACACAGCGCGAAAAATCGAACAGGAGGCGCAGAATGATGTTGACAGCAATAATCTACAACCTGATTAACGGCATAGCCTTTAATTTCGTTCTACCCTTGTGGGCGGTCATTTTAAAACTTAAAGGCTTAATGTGAGGAGCAAAATGGAAGGAATCATAGCAGCAGTAATAACGGGAGTTCTCTCGCTCATCGGCGTTGTCATAAGTAACATTGCGGCAAACGCAAAAATGGCAAAGGAGCTTGAAAAAGCACAAGCCGTCACAGACACGAAGATTGAAGAGCTGACCCGAGAGGTTCGGGAGCACAACAATTTCGCGAAGCGTGTACCCGTGCTCGAGGAAAAAGCAAAAGTCGCCGACCATAGAATCAGCGACCTGGAGCATATCAATCATCAGAATTAGGAGGAATAAAAAATGTCAGCAATAAGTAAAAAAATCTTTAACGGAGCAAATCACTACATTACCAGTCCTTACGGCAAAAGAAAAACTATAAGCACTTCGGCAGGCAGCACCGCCTCTTTCCACTATGGCACGGATTACGGCACAAACGGAAAAAAGCTGCCGCAATACGCAATAGAAGACGGCTATGTCTTTGCCGCGCAGAGAGCGAAAGACCGTGCACTCTATGTGTGGGTTATATACCCGAGAATTAAAAAGGCTTTTTTGCACTATCATCTTGATAGTTACAAAGTCAGAGCAGGGCAGTCCGTCAAAAGCGGCACTCTGCTCGGCTATACGGGCAAAACGGGCAAGGCGACAGGCGTACATCTTCATCTCGGAATAAGAGATTTAACACGTCTCAGCGACAATCAAATCAAGCACATGACATGGGCACTCTTGCGGTCCTGTGCATACATAGACCCCGAAAAGCTGTATTACACCGCTCCGAGCGCGTGCACTTCAAAGCCCACGCAGGCGAGTTCTGCAAGCTACTATCCGAAGTATACGGGCAAGAGCATAAGCCTTGTTGACGCGCTTAAATCCTTAAAGATTGATTCTTCTTTTGCCAATCGCAAAAAGATAGCAGTCAAAAACGGCATTAAAGCCTATTTGGGCACGGCAAAGCAAAATACTCAAATGCTTACGCTTTTAAAGCAGGGGAGACTTAAGAAATGAAAACCTCTACAAAGTTTGTAATTTCGGCGATAACCGCGATAGTCCTTTACACGGCAGCTTCGTTTATTGCATTGTTTATCACGGGACAGAACATTGACCCTGCTCTGACAGGCGCATACTTCGCCTTTTGGACTGTCGAGATAGTCAGCCTTGCGAGTATTAAAAACACAAAATCAAAACGAAAGAAAAAGGAGCAAAAAGAAAATGTGGATTACAATTCTTGAAATCTTAGCAATCATCACGTTTATATTTTTGGTCGGCTTTTTGGATATAAAATCTAAAATGCTGATTGATATTGAAAAGCTTATCGCCGAAGCCGAAAAAATCAACGCTTCCGGTGCAAAGAAAATGGAATACGTTGTCGGAAATGTTTACGCCGCGCTTGTTCCCTTTGCAAAAGCATACTTCACCAAAGAGCGCATACAGTCAATAGCTCAAGCAGTCTTTGACCGCATAAGAGCGTACGCAGAAAATTATATAGCAAATAAATAGCTTAAAAGCACCTCCATAAAGATAGCCCCCTCGCCTTAGGTTATTGCCTTTGGTTGAGGGGGCGTTTTTTTATTTATAGTTTATTCTTCTTCTTCGATTTTTTCAGAATCGAAACAGCCGTCATAGTCTCTTCCGCCTGCGTTTGCGTTCCAGTCAATCACGCCGTCTTCGTCGATTGCGTCGTCGAGCAAGTCAGCTTTGGTGACGTAACAAGAATAGATGTGACGTTTCTTCTGCTCCGAGCGTGTAAGATGGTTCCACTGGCTCTCAGCCTCTCTCGTCGCCTCTTCTGCCGTGTCAAAAAACTCTACGAACTCATCACCGCAGCGGTCGCCTTTCGGCGTTTCATAAACTAAATATTTTCTTTCTTCCATTTTTAATTACTCCTTTTGTTATATGATATTTTTATGATTTTAAGCAACAAAGACATCTCTGTCGCACTGTGCTTTTGTTTTTTTGCCGTAACGACTGTACCAATCGTCCTCCGTTTCGTTGATAAGAATTTGAGCTTCTTCAATTTCGCCTGAGAAAACAAGTTCTAAAATCTTCTTAACAGTTCGTTCGAGAGACTCGGTACTTCTGTTAAAGTCGTGACCGTAGTACTCGGCAAGTTCATACAAATCTCTGATGAACCACTTTTCGACCTTTAATTCGCCGTTCTTTGCTTTTCCGTAAATTACATTTATTTGCTTCTTTGTAAATTCTGTCGCGAAATATGTTCCGTATACTTTCATTTTTTTGTCCCTCTTTCGTTTGGTGTGACTATATTATACACTCTAAAAGATGTAATGTCAACATTTTTTACACTTTTTTTGGTGTAAAAAATACATAAACATTTCATCAGTTTTTTGTGCACTTTTACACTTGAAAAAAGTGCATTTTTGAAAGTAAAATATTAAAAAAAAGGACGGTGAAGCGAAATGCCACTTATTTACAAAATTGACGTTTTGAAAGCTTTAAAAGAAAAGGGATTTAACACAAAGAAAATAAGAGATGAAAAGATACTTTCCGAAAGCACTTTACAGCGTTTAAGAAGAAATCCGGCAACAATCAACAGCTCAAGCATTGAGATAATTTGCAAATTTCTCGACTGCCAGCCGGGCGATTTGCTCGAATACACCAAAGATGAGCCGTTAGACGATTAACTCTCAATCAAATTGTATATTCAATTTTTTCAAAAGTCAATAGGAAGTTTGCGCCGTGAATAAAATTCACACAAATGCAATGCAAAAAGAGCTTAATATTGCAGCATTAAACTCTTTTGCAAGTCATATGCAAGTCAAAGATTTTTGAAAGCTTTGACAAATAAGGGGCTCGGCGGTTTTGCCGCTCTCTCATAACCCGGAGGCCGCAGGTTCGAATCCTGCCTCCGCAACCAACAGAAAAAGCCTTGATTTTGTTGATATATCAACGATTTCGGGCTTTTTTCTTTTTGAAATTTTCATAGCGAATATGTTAAAAATCGACATAAAATATCATAGAAAACCACAAAAATGCAAGTCAACATGCAAGTCAAAAGTTACTTATATATTCGTCGAGTTTCGAGATATTATTTTGCTTATGTTCCTGTTCGAGATGGGTATATATTGCAAGCGTCGTTTTAACGTCGGAATGACCCATTTGTTTTTGAGCTACCAAAATGTCGACTCCCGCCTCGTACATCATCGTGCAGAAAGTATGCCGCAGACAATGGAGCGTGAATGGCTCAATCACAAACGGGATTTTTTCGGGCGAGAACTTTTTGACCGTTTTGGCAAATTTGCCGTATTGCAAATTCATATCGCACAAATAACTTTCAAGCAGTCGCTTCCAGCTGCTTTCTGTCATCATATCGCCGTGCTTGTTCGTGAGAACAAATGTTGACTTCTTAGGCAATGTTTTTAAATAGTCAATCAATACGGATGGAACGGAAACTGTGCGGCTCTTACCATTTTTGGGGGTTTTAAAAGTTCTTTGCTTAAAATCATACGAGCGCGTTACTGAAATAGTGTGCTTTTTAAAATCTATATCAGACCACAACAAAGCCGTTGCTTCACCACGCCTCAGCCCTGAGAAGAGCAAAAGCATCATTGCAGGCTTTCCTCTATGCTCAAATTCGACAATTCTTTGACGTTCTTCGGAAGTTAATCCTCGTCTTTCCTCCTTTGGTGCAGAGTTCGGGATTTTTAACCTACTTGCAGGATTAAAGTCGATAACTCTGTTGTCAATGCAGTAATCAAAGATTGCCGTCAATATTTGCACATAAGAAGAAAGTGTCTTTTTAGCGGTTGGATTGCCTGTTCTCGGATTGCACTTTGCAAGCTCGTTTACTATCGGTTGCAAGTCAATAGGGCGAAGCTTTATTATTTCTGCCGAGCCTAAATTCTCTTTCCAATAGCTCACACGGCTCAATATGGTGTTATACTGATTCTTCGAGACTTCTGTTTCTTTTAGCAAAAGCCAGTAATCAGCCCATTTTGCAAATGTATCACCACTGTTAAAGGCAAGCCCTTTGCCAAGTCGCGCCTTTATTTCTTGCGCTTTCTCGTTAGCTTCTTTTTGCGTTTGACCGTACACGGTTTTATATTTTCTTTTGCCGTCTACTATTCCCAAATAGACCTGTACTGCAATTCTGCCGTCATCACGCTTTTTATTTGATTTTTTAGGCATAAAAATAACCGTCCTTTCTTAAAAATGGTTGCAAAAATTTCAGAAAGGCGGTATAATAGTTTTGCACCTTTCTTTCGTTGGTTGGTAGAATGTGTGTACCTTTAATGCTCGGAGTTGCCGCTCCGGGCGTTTTTTTTTATTTTAATTTAAAGTTTAACCGATTTAAAAGCAGTCACAACCGCAGTGTCGTTTTTTTCAAAAAGCAAAACAAAGTCGCCGTTGACTGCGGATTTCATCGTATTTTCGCCGAAGTCCTCAAGACCTTTAATTATGAATTTATAAGTGCCGCTTTGCGCTTTTTTTATCTCGTTTTTATCAGTGAATTTATAAAGTCCAAAAGTTTTGCCGTTGTTCACGAAACTGTAGCCGTCTTCAGCACCTATCAATGACGCATCTTTACGAATTATATCAGATACAGGAATTTTCTTCTTTAATGCCGAAATGTACTCGGTAACGGTGCCGATTTTTGCTTTTTCCTCTGCTGCCGAAGCTTGTTCGCTTGCGGCGGCGTTCGGCTCGCCGCCCTCAATGGAGCAGGCGGACAAAGCAATTAAAAGGCTTGCCGCAGAAAGTAATGCTAAAATTCTTTTGACCATTGTTTTTTACCTCTTTTTTAAAAAATATATATTCTATCCCCTCAGGGTGATAGTTAATTTATTTCACGGATGAGCATTTTAGGTATTCCCAAAATATGGCATTCTTCAACGTCCGTGCCGGTAATAACTTTCGGCATATATTCAGGATTGAGCGGGACGAGCCGTATTTGTTCGTTTGCAAACTCTATCTTTTTGAGCGTAGCACATTCGTTATCATAGATTATTGCGCCTATATCACCACTGTTATCAATATAAGATTGCTTAAAAATAAGCACTTTGTCGCCGTCGTGGTACATAGGGTACATTGAGTTACCTTTTACCGACAAGACGAAGAATTCACTCTGTTTATGCCCTTTTAAATATGATATAGGGATTTCCACGGTATCGCCGCTCCAATCCTCTATTGCAATCTCGTTATATCCGGCGGCTATATTGCCAATTACAGGAAAAGTAACTGTTTCAGAAGTAACATTTGGCGGGACAAGATGAAGCTCGTTACGTTCTTTATTCATTGGAACGTCTGCACCCATAAGCCATGGGATGGATACGTTCAAAGCAACTGCAATAGCTTCTAATTTTCTTTGCTTCGGCACATATTTTCCCTTTTTATAATTACTCAATGTGCCTTCGTCAATTCCGGATTTTCTGGATAAGTCGGCGGCAGTTATTTCTCTTGCATCAAGTGCATCTTTTAATCTATCCTTGAAAGGAACCATGTAATCACCTCTGCTTGTATGGTATCATATTTTTTAATAAAACGCAAGTATTTTTTAAAAAAACTCGTGAAAAATTAAAGATTTTTTCAAAAAGCTATTGACTTGCGTTTTCACAAGTGATATAATTTAATCGTTCCAAGGCGAAAACAGCTTTTAACATACGGGGAGGTGAAAAAGTGAATTACGTTTATGATTATTCAAAACTTTTAGGTAGATTGCGTGAGAAAAAAATAACACAGTCAGAGCTTGCGGAAAAACTTGGTATAAGTGAAACGTCGCTCAATCACAAGTTAAAAAGCAAAACTCAGTTTAAACAAAATGAGATGCTTCGAGTGCTCGAAATAGTCAATATTGATATTGGCAGCATATCATCTTATTTTTTTGCACATTGACTTGTGAAATCACAAGTAACCACAGGAGGTGAAAAAATGGAAAAATTAGTATTTATGTCAACACGTTCAAATGAAGATAGGGACAGTGTAGTGGTTCGCATTGACCGCGAAGCTTCTCAAATGCTCGCAGACATTCAACAGCGTACAGGCTTCTCATTGAGATTTATTGCCTCTCGAATGATTGAGTTTGCCTATGAAAATGTTGAAGTCAGAGAGCCGCAAATAAACTTTTTCAAGACTAAGAAAATAAATAAAGACGAGGAGTGAAAACATGGTTAAATCTTTAAGCCCTCAACAATCGGAATGGGCATACAAGAAGTGGTGCGAGGGTTATTCGCAGGAGCAAATCGCAGATGCCTTGTACGTCAGTAAGGGAGTGATTATGCGAGCGATTGACGGACGTCCGAGAATAAGAGAGCCGCTTAAATGTCCGTACAAATAAAAAAACGCCGCTTCGGAAAGGCACTCCGAAACGGCAAAAGGGGAAGTAAGTAAATAAACTCACATTGTTTATTTTACATTATTTCTCCGAAAAAGTCAAATTTAGGAGGAATAAAAAAATGGCAAACAACACAAGATTAGCGCGTCTTCCTGACGTTGTGGATTTAAATACAACCGCCGCAGTGCTCGGAAAACACCGTCAGACAGTGGCAAAGTACCTTGAACGCGGCGAGTTGAAAGGTCGCAAAGCGGGTAAAAGCTGGTTCATAACGCGCAAAGCGATTGAAGAATTTTTAGGAATTTAAGGAGCAAAGCAATGGCTGAAATATTTAAGTTCCCTGCACGTTGCAAGAGCTGCGTCTACTACGGACGGATTGAGAGTGAAACGAGCGGATATATCTGCTGGTATAACCTCGAAGAGAACCGCCTGCGCGGGTGTCCAATTGACGAAAACTGCACCTGTTATAAGCAGGGCAAAAGACAAGCTCCAAAACGCCGATTTACTTTTACGGAGGATTAAAAAATGAAAATTATTGAAAAAATTGTACTTTACATATCAGGCATAGGCTTAATATGTCTTGCAATGTTGCTTTGCGTCGCGCCCATGTTGACGGAACACACCTACTACACCGTCATGACATTTAGCCTAATGGCAGTGCTCGCAACGCCTGCATATGCGCTTGTTATTTTTGAGCTTAAAAATCTCGCAAAAAAGCAAAATGTAAAAAAGAAGAGGCAAAACAGATGATGTATTGCAACGGCTGTCTTCATTTTTTCAGCAGAGCAGATAGGCGGACAAGTTCGGAGGGTGAGCCTTACTCTTGCTGTCCATTTTGCGGAGACTATGATATTGAGGACGCGGACAAATGCCAAAAATGCGGAACACTTTATACTTCAGAAACTCTTGACGAATACGAGGGGCTTTGCCCCGAATGTGCGAAAGAAACTGTTGATATATTCAGAGCTTTTCTAAACACCCTCTCAGAGCCGCAGAGAACTTATTTAAACAAGTTTTACGACGGGGAGGAGATTGCTTGACAAGGCAAGAATTAGACGATTTTTGTGCCGAATACGGCAAAATAAACAACATTAAGGAGGTAGATTTATGGCGAGCACCAAAAACGGAGTTGAGCATTACGCAATCGGTACGGCGACAGTCAAAGTCGCATTTGCGAACGCACAAATCTGCTGCCAAAACTGCGAGTTCTTAATAGGCGACAGAGGGCTCGGCAGGGCAATGTGCAAGCTTCAGCACAGTAAAATTATACCGCTTGAATTTATAGACGGAATTGACGTCGATTGCCCATTAAATTTCAGAGAGGAGATAAAATAATGGGATTACCGGTACTAATCATGGGAGAAACCGGCAGCGGAAAAACTTACGCAATCAAGAATTTCAGCACTGATGAAGTCGGAATTTTTAGCGTAGAAAAAAACCGCCTGCCATTTAAAAAAGATTTTAAAATCGTAAAAAACGCAAAGTATAAAAATATTTTGGACGCACTCAAAAGGCACTCGCTCAAGAGATATGTGATTGACGACAGCCAATATCTATTGGTCAATGAATTTTTTGACAGAGCGAAAGAAACAGGCTATCAGAAATTTACGGATATGGCATTAAATTTCAGAAATTTAATTCACTATATCAACAGTGAACTGCCCGATGATGTTATCGTTTATTTTAATCATCATACCGAATACGACAGCTTGTCGGAAAAAACAAAGGCAAAAACGGTTGGAAAAATGATAGACCAGTATTTAACTATCGAGGGCTGCTTCGATATAGTTTTGCTCGCCTGCGCCGAAGGTCAGGAGCACTACTTTCTGACGCAGAGTGACGGCTATACGACGGCGAAATCCCCCGAGGGAATGTTTGAACTTAAAATACCCAACGATTTAAAAGCGGTTGATGCCGCAATCAGAAAATATTATGAATTTAACGAGGAGAATGAAAATGAAAAAGATTGATTGGAATAATGTCGAAGAAGCAAAAGACGGACGCTTGCCGGCAGGCGGTTACATATGCGGAATAACATCCGTTGAAGATGTTGCAAATTCTGAATATCTCAAATTTGAATACGATATAGCTGAGGGCGAGTACAAAAACTATTACCGAGAACTTTCGGAACGTCTCAACTTTTGGGGCGGAAGCTTTATAAAATCTTACAAAGAAAAGGCACTCGGCTTCTTTAAAAAGATGATTGTTGCTTTTGAAAAGTCAAACCCTGGATTTAAGTTTGATAACGACGAAAAAACATTCAGACGCAAGAAAATAGGGCTTGTTCTGGCAGAAGAAGAATATGTAAACAGGAACTCCGGCGAAATAAAAACAAGGTTATATGTCGCAGACTTCTTGCCCGTTGAAGATATAAAAAACGGTAAGTTTAAAGTGCCGAGTAAAAAAGTACTCGCCAAGCAAAGCGAGGCTGTAAAGCCTGCTGAATCTGATTTTGAAGAAATCGGCAGCGATGATGACGATGATTTACCGTTTTAAGGTGAGAAAATGAAGCAACATTATACGCAAAATGAATACAAAGAACTTTTGAAATATATGCGAATAGTTTGCCAAACGAACGAACAAGAAAACGGGCATATTCTTGATTGGTTTGACGAAAAGGGAATTGAGTATATTAACCGCTCAATTCCCGAGGGCGACTATAATGTGATGATTAAAGCTTGCCCGGAACTCGGATTTTTAAAAGACACATATTTTTATGACGAGCTTTTTATCGAGCGCAAAAACAGCCTACAAGAACTGGCTTCAAGTCTTTACGGTCAAAAGAAAACGCCCGCCTATGCGAAGAAAGTCATCGAAGAATTTAAAAACGAAAAGATTGTTAGCGGTTTAAAGCTCGCAAAAATAGCTAAGGAGTTCAAAAGCCAGTTTGATATTTACGACGACGCTTTTTTGCGTGAACTCAAAAGAGCTGTTAATAAAGAGCATAAGTATCTTTTAGTTGAGCAGCCAAGTGGATGGAACGGGATTCTAACGCACGATTATCCCAATGATTATAATATCAAATCGTATTGGGCTATGCTTCATTCCATAGAATTAAAATACGGCTTGAAAGTCAAGTTTATTTCAAAAGAAAATTCTGCGCTCGAAATCTATACGATTTGTAAATGCTTTATTGACAGCAAAATAGACAAGTGAGGTGCGAGCAATGGATATTGCAGAAATAATTAAATCTCGAATAACAATGACAGAGCTCGCCACTTCTTACGGATTTGAGCCCAATCGTGCAGGATTTATTTGCTGCCCATTTCACAACGAAAAAACAGCAAGTCTTAAAATTTACCCAGACAATCGCGGCTGGTATTGCTACGGCTGCAATGCAGGCGGCGACATCATCACATTCACGCAGAAGCTGTACAGGCTCAATTTTAAGCAGGCGCTTGAAAAGCTGAACGATGATTTTGCTCTCGGTCTTGAAAGCGAGGGCAAGCCGTCTTACCGCGAAAAGCAAAAAGCTATGCGAGCGTTAAAAGAGCGTAAGGCAAAAATCGCAGCAGAGAAGAAAGCGGCGGAAGAAATTAACAACCGTTATCGAGCAGCATTTGACGAGTGGAGCAGACTGAGCATGAACCGCATCAACTTCAAGCCCAAAACGGACACGGAAGAGCTAAAGCCGGAGTTTATAGAATCGCTGCAAAAGCTCGGACAAGCCGAGTGGGAGCTTGACTGCGCGGAGTTGGAGAGGTGGAAAAATGGACGAAATCACAATACCTGAATTTTCAAAAGACGATTTTTTCACCGAGGCACCGTATGAATGGCTGTATCAATTCTCCGATAACAAGTTTAAGCTTGTTCAAATGAAAGCCCAGCTAAAAGAAATGGCGCACAAGGAGCGTTTCACAGGCTTTGACAGTATGTGGATAGCCTACAGAGACCAGCAATCCGAGACTGGCAAATTCACGCTTGTGACGGCAAATTCGACCAACTTTCACAATCAGGAGTTAGAGCTTTTGTGCGGCGATTACATTTGTGACGACGATGGAATAACGACATATTCGCGCGCCGCAAATTCTGAAATAATCGTCTGTATGCACCCGATTATGCCGACAAAAAGGCTTGTAAATATAGACACGGCGGAAGAAAAAATGCAGATTGCCTTTAAAAAAGGTCGTTTTTGGCGAACAATTGTTGTTGACAAAGCGGTCATTGCTTCGGCTACAAAAATCATAGAGCTGTCGTCATATGGGGTAGTCGTCAATAGCGAAAACGCAAAGGCGCTCAGCTCGTTTTTGCTCAATATCGAACAGCTAAACTATGACGAAATTCCAGAGCAGTGCTCTGTCGGCAGGCTCGGGTGGATAGGCTCTCACGGATTTAGCCCGTATGTTGAGAATCTCGAATTTGACGGCGAAAACTCTTTTAAGCATATATTTAATGCTGTCAAGCAAAACGGAAGCCGTGAAAAGTGGATTGAAGCGATGAAAGACGTACGCGCTCAAGGTTTTGCAGGCAGACTTTTTCTTGCCGCTTCATTTGCGAGCGTAATTCTTGAGCCGTGCGGACTGTTGCCGTTCTTCCTCCACGCATGGGGCGGAACGGAAACGGGTAAAACGGTAGGCTTAATGATTGCCGCCTCTGTTTGGGGAAATCCCAAAATAGGCGAATACATAACTACCTTCAATTCCACAGCGGTTGCTCAGGAGCTGCAGGCGAGCTTTTTAAACAGCCTGCCTATGTGCCTTGACGAATTGCAAATACAGTCCTCACAGGGCGTCAGAGACTTTGACAAGATAATTTATATGCTGACCGAGGGCGTAGGCAAAACCCGCGGCGCAAAACAAGGCGGATTGCAGAAAAATACAACGTGGAAAAACTGCATAATTACAAACGGCGAACATCCTATAAGTAATTCAAGCTCCGGCGGCGGTGCGGTCAACAGAATTATTGAATTTGAATGCACCGAAAAGATATATTCTGACCTTGTTGGACTTTGCTCGGTCATCACCGCGAATTATGGTTTTGCCGGGAAAGAATTTGTTGAATTTTTGCAAAAAGAGGGCAGTTTTGATTATGTCAATCAAATTCAAAAGCAGTTTTTTAAAGAACTCTTAAATCTTGACAGCACGGATAAGCAAGCAGGCTCGGCAAGCGCGTTACTTGCGGCGGACAAAATTGCAACGGATTTAATCTTTAAGGACGGCAATAATCTGACTGTTGATGAAATTAAAAAGCTTCTCACAAAGAAAGATGATGTTGATGTCAACAAACGCGCCTATGCCTACCTTATGGACGTTGTGTCGATGAATCCGAACAAATTTACCGCCAACAGTTTCGGAGAGTTTCAAGGCGAAATATGGGGCTGTATCGAAGACGGATATATTTATATCGTAAAAACAGCTTTTAACCGTATTTTGACCGAACAGGGCTTCAATCCAACTGCGTTTTTATCGTGGGCGGTGCGAACGGAAAGGGCGGTCAATGACGGTAAGGGGCATAACACTAAAGTAAAACGAATAGCCGGACTTGGTAGCGGTATGGTTAGATGTGTCTGCTTAAAAAGAACATCAGAGTTTAACAATGATAGTTTTGAGGATTTGGATGATGAAATAATAGACATATTTTCTGGAAATGTCTAAAATCGTTACCGCGTTACCGCTTGTTACCGCTTTTTCAGACACCTCTAATATATACGCGTGTATTTCGCGCATATAAAAATGAATGTTGAATAGACACTCTCGCGCGTAGAGAAAATGCAAAATAAGCGGTAACAGCGGTAACATATCAAAAAAAACGTTGATAATAAGGGCTTTTTACGTTACCGCTTACTCAAAAAAAGCGGTAACACAAACGGTAACAGTGGTTACAAACACGAGGTGCGTATGGAAGCAAAAGAAATATATAAAATCTGTAAAGCAGTATCTTTATTGCCGAGAACGGTCGAGGGAAGAGAGGTAACTAAAAAATCGCAGACGGTTATTTATAACGGAGTGCGATATTATCCTGTCAGTTTAATTTTAAGCTATGACAATGGTGAGCCGACAACATCGGCAGTCCTGCATGACCTTAAAGCAAAATCAACCGTTACGGCTAAGATTGAGAAAATCGAGAAAGGATAATGACTATGTCAAAGTATGATACTTTTGAACGCATTAAAAAGCAAATTGCCAGAGATGCCAAAACTCCAAAGGAATACGAAAAGAGAGTTAAAGCACTTGCAAAGAAATTAAAAATATGAAGATTTACCGTTTTAAGGAGTGAAGAAAAATGAAAATCTACATATCGGGAGCAATCACAGGCACTGATGATTATACCGAGCGCTTCGAGCGCGCCGAGCGGAAATTAAGAGAGCGTGGAGAGACGGAAATAATCAATCCTGCAAAGGTGTGCGCGAGCTTGCCCGAAACACTCACGCATGAGGAGTACATGAAAATATGCCTTGCGATGCTATCTCTTTGCGATGAGGTTTATCTGATTCCACCATGGACTGACAGTAAAGGAGTAAGGCAAGAACTTGAATTCGCGATTGATAATAATAAAGCTGTGGAGGTAGAGCAATGAGCGAAAAAACAATAATTAAAGGCTACAAAGTATTTAATCACGATTGGACTTGCAGAGGCTTTCAATACGAAGTTGGAAAAACATTTAAGCATGACGGAAATATCGAAATGTGCGGCGCGGGGTTTCATTTTTGCCAAAAAGCAAGTGATTGTTTTGATTATTACAGATTTGATAGCCGAAATAAAGTTGCAGAAGTTGAAGCTATAGGGCTTGTAGAAACGAGTGGCAATAAGTCCGTGACCGATGAAATTAAAATCGTAAGAGAAATACCGTGGCAAGAACTATTAACCATTGTTAACGAGGGAAATGACTGCACGGGTTTTTGTAACACAGGCAACAGGAACACAGGCAATTGGAACACAGGCAACAGGAACACAGGCAATTGGAACACAGGCAATTGCAACACAGGCAATTGCAACACAGGCAGCTGTAACACAGGCGACTGTAACACAGGCAACAGGAACACAGGCAATTGGAACACAGGCAATTGCAACACAGGCGACAAAAATACAGGCGATTGGAATGCGGGCAATTGGAATACAGGTTTTTTTAATACAAACGACGGTGTTTTGTTCGCTTTTAATAAGCCTTTAAAAATGAGCAGAAGCAAATTTTTGAACAATAAAGGCGTTAAGATACTCAATTGGAACTACGAAAATAACTGGTGGATATATTCCCAAAATATGACAGATGAAGAAAAAGCAGCACATCCCGAACATACAACAACAGGTGGTTATTTAAAAACAGTAAGCTTTAAAGAAGCTTGTAAAATAATGTGGGACAAGCTGACTGATAAAGAGAAAGCCGAAGTTACAAAAATTCCAAATTTTGACAGTAAAATATTTCAAGAAATCACAGGTATAAAGGTTGAAATGAACGGAGGCGATGACGAATGACGGCGAAATTAAACCGACAACAGACCAAAGGAATAAAGCAATTGATTTTTGGAACAGGAGGGCTGACAATGTCTGAATACATAGACCGTGAAGCAGTTATGAAGATTGCAAAAGACGGAAATCATTCGGACTTTGGAAGAAGCATGGCTGACTTAACAAGCTTAAGAGAGGTGCTTGAAGATACACCCACCGCTGATGTGGTTCAGGTCAGGCACGGGCATTGGTTCTTGTTGGACGAGTGCGCAAACGAAGGAGTATATTGCTCTGTTTGCGGAAAGAAAGTATATAGAGTTAACTATGCGAATCAAAAGTTAAAATCAAAATTCTGCCCAAACTGCGGTGCAAAAATGGACGAAAAGGAGTAGAAAAATGACACTATACGAATGGGATAAGTTTATTTCAAGGCTAAATTTGTCGAGTAGAACACACAATTTACTCATAAGGGCGTATCAAAAACCTAATGAATTTGAAATGAAATATCCAACAGGTAAAAACAAAATGGTGGTTTGGTTAGCTTTTCGTGAAGTAATGAGTTACAAGGATCTTAAAGAAGCTATTGAAACCGTGCATAAAAAGATTGAAAGATTTGGTATTAGGTCATATAACGAAGTTATGGAAGAACTTAACAAGGCAGAAGAAGCCGAAAAGACAAAAGTATGGCATTTAATAAAAGATGGTTTACCAGCATTGGGCGTTCCGTTATCGGTAGAGTGTTACGATTCAGTTAACAACAAGTTATCCATTAAATACCCTGTTTATTATATAAAAGACCCATACGATTTATCAAACAAGTGGGTTTCCTTTCCGGCAATGGAGAGGTTGTGCGTTTTATTACCCGAATACAGCGAAGTGAAAAAATGGAAGTATATCGAGAGGAGTGATACGGAATGACATTATTAGAATTACAGAATTTACTCGGGGAGACAATTCAAGGAGTAAAAGACGGAGCGGCTGATGTTGATAAGGCAAAAGCAATAGCAAGTCTTGCAAAGCAGATGATAAACAACGCCGACATTGTTTTACGAACAGATAAGTTTATAAACAACAAAGGCAAGAGAATTGACGGAATGGTAGGAAATGGCAAGAGTTAATTTTACAAAATCAGAAGATGATTTTCTGCGAGATAATATTCATAAATGCTATACACTTTATGATTTGCTCTATTTGTTTAACAACCGATTTCCAGAGCATTTAATAAAGTACAGTAATTTGCAAAAGCGTCTTGCAAAATTAGGCTTAAAGAAAGAAACCCATAACATCAGAAAAGACAAAATTCCAAGTAAAAATTCTGTTGAAACGGTAATTGTTGATAAGTACGGGAAAAAAGCGAGAGTTAAAACTGAAAACGGCTATATTCAGGCAAATGCTTATTTCAAAAATAAATATTTTGGAGAACAAGCAAAGGACAAAATGTTAGTACACTTGAATGGAAATTATGGAGATTTTACAAAGAACAATCTTGCGTTAGTATCAAAATCTATTTATTCATCTTTGATGTGGAGAAAATGGATTTTTAAAGACCCTGAACTAACAAAGACTGCAATTTTAACCGCACAGTTGCTTGAACTTTTTCCCGATTTGCGTCACAACGAAAATCAATATTACAAGATGAAAAGAGGATGATGAAAAATGACTGACAGAGATAGATTGGTAGAATTACTCAAAGATACATTACACGAATGGGAATGTGATGTCTCTATTAAAACAGTAACAGAAATTGCAGAACATCTTATTTCAAACGGCGTTATCGTGCCGCCCTGCAATATGGGGGATACGGTTTATAGACCGTCTAAATATTTAGGTGTTGTTCAATTTGTAATCACATCTTTTAATATGTACCAAAGTGAAATGTTTTTTACAGATGATAGCGGCAATATTATTTATCTTCCTGACATCGGCAAAACCGTATTCCTCACCCGCAAAGAAGCCGAGCGAGCGTTGGAGGAGGGCGAAAACAAATGAACGCAACGTGTATTGATGAAGACGCGAAATTTAAAAAATGCCCATACAGAGTAATTACGGAAGAACACAAAGCTATTCTGCGAGAGCAAGGCGATACAACTACACAACTTTTCTATCCCTGCATAGGGGAGGAATGCGTTGCCTATCACGTTGGCATTTGTCTTAGAGTATATGAAGCTTTAAATAAATTACAGGAGGGTCAAAAATGAAATGCCTTGCAAATTCGGCAACTGCCGAGCGTTTAAGAGAACGTGTCAGAAAAGAGACAATCCGCTTTTATGCGATTGTTTTCTGTTACGTTTTAGCCGATAAATACGGCTTCGGCAAATTCAAGCTTCATCAGATTTTGAAAACTGTAACCAATCTGACGGAGGAAATTATCGCAAATGAAGTTTCTCTTGAAGACCTTAACAAGGTCTTATATGAAGATTATGATGTTGAGATTAAGTGAAAGGAGCAAAAAAAAGATGAAGATTATGTTAGACAACGGAGCAAAAATGCCTACCAAAGCACACAGGGCTGACGCAGGCTTTGACCTTTATTCTCGTGAAACTGTTATAGTTCCAGCAAAAGAGAGCGCGACGTTTAACACAGGCGTACATATGCAAATACCCGAGGGCTTTGTCGGATTTCTCAAAAGCAAGAGCGGATTAAACGTAAAACACGGAATTACGAGTGAGGGCGTTATTGATTCAGGCTACACAGGCAGCATAGTTGTTAAGTTATACAACCACAGCGGCAAAGATTACAAAGTCCAAATCGGTGATAAAATTTCGCAAATTGTTCTTTTGCCGATTGCAATGACGGATTTAGAGCTTGTCAAAGATTTTGAAAGTTCCGAGCGTGGCAACAACGGATTCGGAAGCTCCGGGAGGTGAATATATGCGTAATATTAAATTTAAAAAGAAAAGCCGGTTAGAAAGCGAGTCCCCGAAAGAACAACCGATTGATCCTTTAGCGCCTAAGCTTCACTCAGTGTATGCATTGCTCAATGATATGTTTAATGTAAATTCGTTTGATGAAAGTGACTATATGGCAATACTCTTTAATAAAAAGAGCTTGACTTGTGAAATAATAAAAGGCGACCAAATCTATAAACATATAGTCTTACGAAAGAAAAGAGGTGAATAGGCATGAGTCAAAACAAGAATTTACAAAAATCTGACAAAAAAACAGTGAAAAATGAAAAGTTTGGTCAAGAGTACGTCGAACCGGGCGACAATGCAAAATATATACGTCACGCCATGGTTGCGCTCGATTTGCCGCCTATCGACCTTGATAGCGACGAGCAGGTCAAAGAGCGAATAGATTTCTATTTTACACACTGTATGGATAACGACATCAAACCAACCGTTACAGGACTTGCACGTTTTCTCGGGGTCAGCCGCTTCACTCTTCACCAATGGTGTGTAGGAAAACGAAGAAGCAATATAGGCAATCGCACCGAAATAATACAAAAAGCCTATGACCTTCTCGCAGAGCTCTGGGAAGATTACATGCTTAACGGCAAAATCAATCCCGTATCAGGTATATTTATCGGCAAAAACCACTTTAACTACACTAATAAGCAAGAAGTTGTCGTTACACCAAATAACCCGCTCGGCGAACCTGAAGATATGAAAGCGATTGAGGAGAAATACATTGAAAGTGTAGCTGATGAGGTGGATTGAATAATCTGACCTGAACACTTGATAAAAAGAGACCAAAACAAGGTGACAGTTTAAACTAAGAAATTACTTAAATAACTACTATATTTCTATTTAAGAATAATTAGTTAAAAAAAGTAAAAATAGCTTTAGCGATTTAAAACGATAAAGCAAAAATTTTGACAAAAAGCCCTGCCAAAAATCTGACGGCGGGGCTTAAATTTTAAAAATTTTGACAGACAAAAATTTGACCGTCCGAAAATAAAAAAATCTGACGGTCGAAAATTGAAAATTTTGACAGGACTCGGCGGAGAGCTGAGAAAAGAATCAAGCGGATAGGGTAAAAAAAGATATAAAAGGTGTGAGAATGGCGGCAATGTAAAAACATTACGCACTCGCGAGAAGCTGT